AGCCTAATGTTCTTGCTGATTGCTCATATCTGTCTTTATTAGCCAGAAACTTATCCATATTTTGGATATTTCCGTCAACCCTTGTAATTGGCTTATTGTCCTGATGTTTTAAGATTGTATTAGGCTTTAATTGGCTTAATGGTTGGTTTCCAATCTCGTCATCTGATGTCTGTAATATGCTTATAGCACTATCCAATAACTCTTTAATCTTAATAGCAGAGTAGTTGTTCCATACTTGAGGTTCAAACAATGTTTCTACAATAGATTTTCCGCAAGCTCTTCCATAACTTCTTACTTGGTCAATCTTTAATGCGTCAAATATCTCATCTAACGGCTTTGATTTACCAGAATAAAATGTCAATCCTACTTTGTTTCCGTCATTCCCTGTTATATATGTTTTAATGTGAAGTTGAGGGGTATATTTATCTGGGTCGCCGTCATCTTTTAACCAACTTTCTGGTAAGTTTCCGTGCAATTCGTAAACCTCTATATATCTACCTGGTGACTTATTCTCTTTATTATTTAAACTGTTAGTATTCTTTGATGCTCTTGCAGAGGCTATTGCTATGTCTATTGCATCATCGTTCCACTTCCCTTTAAATTTAAGCAAATCAGATATTGAGTATTGATGTTTTAAACATATAGGGCCTGACATTACATCTGATTGGTCGCAAAAAGCTATGGTTTCCAATGGTACTACCTCTGGCATATCATTGGCGTTTTTAATCAAGACTAAGTCATAAATAATAGAACCCTCTACAACTTTGTCTATAAAAGTGTCAAGTTCTATTTTTCTTGCCCATTTTGGGTGGAATTTCCTTACAAAGAAAGATTTATAGTGGTTTTTTGCGTCATTGACATAAGGCTCTATGTCTTTTACATCAAAACCCTCTGTTCTGAAAGCAACATTGATAATCGGTGTAACTAGGTCGTCATAAGGTCTATTCCCATCATCTTTTCCTGTATGATACCAACCATTGGCTACATTTTTACACCTTTGAATATGCTCATACATCAACCAAGACTTATTATCAGTCAACTGAATAGGCGTAGTCTTCCAACTTGCTTCTTCCGATTGTATATATTGGTCTATTGTTTGTTCCATTACTTTAAGATAATTCTTCTAATAGCTATATTTCTGAAATTAGGATATTTTAATAACTTTTTAGCTTGTAAGATATTAAATAATCCGTTGTATTTCTTATCACCTTGACTAATATCAATTTTCATTCTGGTTTTTATTCTTTGGATATTAAGTCCTAAACTTTCAAAAGCTTCTGCAAGATTGTTAGTTTTACAAGTGTATTCTTGGTCATTTATCTTTATGACGATAGAATACTCGTCTTCTTGTTTTAAATCGCTTGTAGGGCTTTCTGTTGCGTTGTTTTTGGCTTCTTTTCGTGCTTTTGCCCTTAATTTAGCCATTTCTCCTAACCTCTTTCTTGCTTCGATTTGCTTTTGAGTTGGTTCTAAATTGCTGGGTTCTTTTGTTCTGGTTGATTTTTCCATATATTTGGTTGCTTCTTAGGTCTAGCGTGTCCTCTCATTTGCCACGCTATACAGAAAGCCATTACTAAGTCAAAGTGTCTAGTCGTTAGTCTTATGTCTGGTGGGTTATCAATTAAATCGTTAGTTGTAAAACTTTTAAGGTCGTTAATTAAATCCTCGTCATTAAGCTCTACCAATCCGCTTTCTATCGCTTCCCTTGCGTCTGATAGCATTTTACTCTTCGTTAGGCTGTTAGTGTTCCAACCGTAAGCTGTTGGCTTATCTGCAACTATCTTTATTATTGACTTTAATTGGGTGTAAAGATTACTACCTAATTGCCTTGCCTTTAATATAGTCTGGTCGTATTTATTATTTTCTACCGCTAATAGACAGCCTCCAAATTGGTTTGCCTCATTATATAACTCATCTCCAAAGGCTTCTGGTAAAATTGTATTGCTGTGATATGTTCCAACGACTTGTGCAGGAATTGTGTCAAAGTCTATGAATACGCTTGTTGAGCTATCCAATCCTACTCCTCCTGCTACATCTGCAGCTCCTGCGTATCTATGCAAAGGGTTATACTCTTTGTAAATCTTAAACCCTGCTACTTCTCTAATTGGTTTCTTAACTTTTTGTGCTTCTAATCTTTCTCTGTTAAAGTAAACGTCTTTACTCGCCGATGGTCTGCACATTCTTTCTCCCTCAAAGTCTTCGTCTGTTTCTCTCATCTTCTGAATATCGTCTTTGGAATATCTATCCCAAGTCGGGTTGCCGTCTTTATCTTCTATCGGTGTAATTTGGATTATTTTGTCTTCTGATTTCTTTGTTATTAGTTTATGTATATTCCCTGCTTCTGAAAAATAGTTGGCTGTATAGATTGAGCTACCACCTAAGGCTAATCCTGTTCTGGCTTCTTCCATATTCTCAGCTATCTTGTGGGTTGTAATAGGGCTTCTTATTGTTGTTTTTGTTTCAATATCATCATACCAGTCTAAGTCTGATTTAGCATCTTCCATAATCTTACCTCTTTGGTCTACTCCTATCTGTTTTGCTAATAGTTTTACTCCTGTTGCGGTAGTAAACCCTTGCATTGTTTCTTCTCTTTTGCTTTCGGTCTTTTCAAATATCTCTGGATAAAATTCTCTTACTCTCGGCTGCACAAACATATTGTAGATGTCTGTTACCGATTGCTTTGCATTATCTAGGTCTGCTGATAAGCATCTAATAAATCTCTTTGTTCTGTCTTGGTCGTTGGCTATACAGAAAGCTATAAATAACTTTGTTCTTGCGGTGTTGTGTGTTAAAAGATAATCATCTGTTACATAAAGTCCATCTGGATTTAAAACTTTAATACATCTACCTAATTTATTACCTATTAAATCTATGGATATTATTCTTGAAAAAGTATGATTAGATAATCCGCACCTATCTATTTTTCTTTTTAATCTAAACGGCTTATAGTCTAAAAACATCATTGAAACAAGATAATACCCACTTTTGTTATTTTCGTGTCTTGTTTTATTGGCTCTACCGCCTAAACTTCTTACTAATGAAACCACTCCATCCGCTAATTTTTCAGAGGCAGAACAAAATATTGGTATCCCTCCGCCACTAATCTTTTTACCGCCTATTGTTCCATCGGTGTCCATTAAGCCCTCTAAAATTGCCTTTCTTTGTTCTATACTTCCATATAAATAATCATCTGGTATAAACTTATTATTCCCGTGAACATTCAATCCTAATTTAACTATTATCTTACCAATCTTATGAATATTGAAAGTTCCTACATTCAAATTTCTCTTATCAAATCCAGTATGTCCTAATTCATAATTTATAAAATTGTTTCTATAATGACTTTCATCATCTTTATGAAATGTTATTCTTGCTGAACCATATTGTCTATTAAAATTACCATCTCCCAATAGACAACCTAATAAATATGGTTCTATTGGTAATTCTCTTTTTTCTAAATGAACTTCCTTAACTGTTTCTAAGGCAAATTTATATTCCCTAAATTTTCTATTATATCTTTTATCAATTCTGTTATAGTATAGTCCTCTTTTTAAAATTTCCTTTACATCTATGGTCTCAATCTTATGACTCGTGTTCATATTCCTAATAGTCCATAGGTGTTCTTCATCGCACTCTGCTATTCGTCCGTCTTCTGTTTTTAACCTATAAATAGGTCTATCTATAATAGGTGATAAAAATTCTATCTTTGTTTTTTTCCCATCTGAACCAATAACATAATCTCCTAATTTTAATGTTCCTAATTTTTTAAACCCTGACGGTGTAAGTATATCAGCATCTAATGGTTGTCTTTTAGCAAAACCCCTGTAAGCTACATTCACAAACTGTGATATTTCCCCTCGCCAAGCTTTCAGATTATTTATATCCATCTCTCTATGAGCTTTACAGTCGTTGCTTGTAAAATACTTTGCAAAAAAATATCTTGCCCACAGATTAAATTTAAGTGCTATCTGTTCGTTTGTGTTTTTGTTATCAAATATAAATAAAGCTTTTTTTAATTTATCATCATTTCCTATAAGAATATCTTTAATATATTTTGAAGATTCTATTGACATTATAACTATTATATCTAATATCGTATTTTCTATGACAACTTGTACACATCAAAATATAATCATCTAAAACCCTTCGGTATTTGTGGTCAATGTTTGCCCACTCATATTTTTTTGCAGTTGTTGTTCCGCATACTTCACATTTACTATTTTTTTCTTTCCATTTTTTTACCCAAAGATGTATTGCTATATATCCCGCATCATCACCTTTCCAAGAGGTATTTTTATTTCCAACCCTTAACAAAGAATCACATTTACGGCATCTCTTTGTTATTTTATTTCTTATTGATAATAATTTACCACAATTTATACATTTATTTTTACCACCTTTCCAATGTGATGCTCTATCCCCTGTCTTGCCTATATGTGATTTCCTTAAATTTTCTAAATGTTCCTTAGAAAACTTCTTTTTTTCCTTTTGCATAGTCCCTCGGACTTATGGGTAGGTGCAGTATTGAGGGACTAACCACAAATACTACAACCACCGATAATTCCTGTGTTAAATTTTTAAACTAATTTCCTGTTCCGTTCCACGTTGTATTATTTCCTGTATTGTTTGGGTTTGCTGTTCCATTTAAGAAAGTTATTATTGCCTCGTTAGCTTTTAGCTTTGCTTCTTCTGGTATTAAGTCTTTCCCGTCTTTACCTGTTATCTCCTGACTATCTCTGTATCCGTGCTTAGCTAATACCAATTTTGATATTGTTGGGTTGTAATCTCCTGACAATCCTTTATTAAGCAATACTTCCGCCTGTCTTGACAAAAGTTTATCTAATATGTCTGAAAACTCACTATGATTTTCTTTCCATAAATACAATGTACTTCTTGAAATGTCAAGGTATAATGCTAATCCTTCTATACTCGGCAACCTTACTACTATCTTAGCTAATCCTACATATTCGTCTTTACAACTATCTAAATACTCATTAACCTTTTTGATAGTTGCTTCTCCTTTATATTCTTCTGGTCTTCCAGTTTTCATTTTGTAATTATATTTTTTTGGCATACCTGTGGATAACTTTATATTTTAGTCGTGAATTTGATTAGTTTGCTTATTTCTCTTTGCCCTATTGACACGGGGACACGATTGGATTATACTTAACTTGTAGTATTAAATTAAACAA